CGGGTACGATCGACATTCAAAGGTATAGCTAATCATAACTAAGGTACACGAAGCTACCTGAGCGAATTGCACCTCCCACTTCAACAGGGCTAAGGTTTCGCCAACTAAGGAAACCATCTCCTATCTTCCAGTCGGATCAACCGGCAATTTACCCTCTCCCCCCTACCACCACTGGTCGGGGTCCCCTAACGACACAACGCCGTCACCATCTCTTTTGTATTTTCTTAAATTTTCCGTTGGATTCCATTCGCGGACCAAGAAGCCAAGAATCTTCTTAGGTGGTCCTCTCCTCTCTTCCAACAGTCCATTTATTTTCTCCTCTTCCGCCGGGGTGACGTAAGTCAGACCCCCTCCAAATGGTCTTCCGGTAGTAGTCTTGAGGCCGTGAGAGTTTCGGCATCGAACGATTTTACATCTGTTCAGATAACGACGCTTCTGCACCTCACGCTTTCTATCCATCCGGCCGTGGTTAAACAGGAATTCCCTAAGGCATTCCCGTTCTTCCGGGAGGGGCTCATCATACGTAGCCTCCAACCGCTCATCAGTCTTATTCCCTTTGTCAGCATATAAGATGCAATAATTGTCTCTGAGGGAAGTTTCTCTCTGCCAGCATTCTCGATTTGTCAGCGGTAGGCCTAGCTCCGAGGGCCTTACTTTAAACCGCTTTCCGATCCTGCTATGAATAAACGCGGAGATCCACTTCCCACCTGCTTTCTTACACGCGGTCGCCAGGTGCTGCACTCCTTCCACCTCGTCGACAACCCCTCCCCCTCGCCTCAAATGGCGCACCTCTTTCCAACGATTCCCTTCTCGCGCAAAGCATGTCGAGTTTATTTCGGCGACCCTCTCAAAGACTCCGGTTTTCTGCATGTTCACACAGAAACCTTCGTCGTAATTGTTCTTAACCAGTTTGAACCTGGAAGAGATGAGAACGTCGTCGCCATTCACAAGAATGCGAGCGCTTTTGTCGTCCCTAGCTGCCCATCTGGCAGCGCAATAGGAACTTAGGCAAAGCAAAGGAAACGAAAGATAAGTGCCCATCATTTGTCCATGGGTGACCTCACCTACAACTCTCCCCTTCCTCTCCACGAACTCGGCTCGTAACGAATCACAAGCGAGCTTCCGCACGATACCTGGGATAGATGTAGCCTTCGACAAAAGGGAGCCAAGAATTGCTTCTGTGGCGTCGAGTCTAAGCCCATCCGTTGCGTTAGTTAAATCGATTGAGGTTTGAAACCGATTAGTGCAAATTTTTCCTATTCTTTTCTCAGTCGGCGGGCCGACCAAAAGCCAATCCTTGGTCGAGAGATGACCATAAATTGCTTTATGTAGAGGTGCG